TTCGGGTTCGTCGCGCCGCGCATGATGTCGCTCAGGCCCGTGATTTCGTACACGTCCTGAATAAGCTGCTGACGCAGGCCGATGAGTTCCTTGACCGTATTCGCCACCTCGACAACCGGCATCCATGCAATCGAGTCTTTGATGGCCGTGCCGCCCAAGGCTGTATAATTTGGCAGCGGGATCAGAAGCGCGTTGTTGTCCTGCTGCTTGATGGCCGTCTCAAGCGCCGCGCCAATATCCTCAGCGCCGGACGCATAGAAGCCTTTCATGCGCAGATATTCAGACAGCGCACTGATACGCGCCGTCAGTTCGTTGATTTCCTCAATCTGGTCTTTGTAATAGAGGAAGTCAGGCACCGGCACGAGTTTCGAGCGCATCACTGTGCCATACGCCGGACGCGGGCACGGGAAGAACCCCTCCAATGTCAGGAACGGCGGCTGTATGTCGAGCACGGTATCCATGCTCGGAGAAACCCACACGACAACATTCTCTGTCTTGTGCCAGATTTCCCAAACAGCGGCCTTCTTCTCGCCTTTGTATTCGTCATCCTTGTCAGTCGTGCGCTCTTTGAAATCGGCGTCGAGAAATGCTTCCCCGAAACGGTCAATGCCAGCCTTGCGTGTCAACCACGAGCGACGGGCAACCCACTCGACCTCGCGCCATTTGCGGGCCGGATCATGCAGGAAGTCTTTACGGTCAACGTGGTCGTACCCGACCTTCTCGTCAATCTGACCGTCCTCTGATTGATTGGCCTCATAACGAAGCCACACAGCACCACGGGCGTTAGTTGCCAGATCGTCACGAATAAGGCGCATGACCTCATCAATGCGCTCAACCCGAAACGATGCCACCAGCGACCGCTCAAGCATATCAGCAGCCTTGCGCGGCAATTCCTTGCGGTTGCGGAATGTGGGTACAACAACAGGCACAGGCGGACGGGCATAAATTGATGGCTTCAACACCTCAAGATTGGCCCAGAATATCTGAAACTCACGGTCTGTGTTCTCGCCGGACAACTTCTCAAGATCGGCATACAGCTTGTCGATATTGTCACATTTGTCCTGATAGGTCTGGAGGCACTTCTCCGCGTCCTTGATCATATCAAGCCACGGCTTTGCGTCCGTGTCATAGGCTTCTTCGCCCGCATATTCTGCATCTTCAGGCTCGGACGCTTCCATACCATCGGCCATCAAAAAATCTTCCTCACAAGCCCGCCGAGGATGCCGCCCTTCTTGGCGTACTTCCAAGCGTCGGACCACGTATCGCCGCGAGCCAGATCAAGCGGTGAAGACAGCTTCGCCCCCAAGCCCATACCGTCCCCTAGCCCGTCAAATACCTTGTTGCCCTGCTCGGCTAAATGGTCTGCGTCTTTGTACAAAGCGCGGCCCGTAATAGCGCTCTCACCCGTAAAAGCGTCGCTATCTCTGCGCCCCTCGTGCTTGGCGTTCAATTCATTGCCGACAGCCGCCGCAACAAGCCAAGCGTATGGATTGGACGCGAGCCCGCCCATCCACGAACCGCCGCCCGCTGAACTCCCGCCCATCGCCGAGCCGGTATGCGCCGCGCCGTTGCCAGCCGTCACACCTGTTGATCCGCCGCCGAACATACCGCCCTGCCCGCCCATCATGCTCATGGGATTCATGCCGCCCATCGGGCTACCAGACTGTTGCTGCTGCTTGGGCTGCGTGAGCATCATCAACTCTTGATTGCGGCGCGTCTCGTCTTCCTGACGCTTTCGCATAGCGTCCTGCTCTTGGAGCAACCGGGCAATTTCCATGTCTTGCATTAGACTTTGATCCTCTTACCCGTTGATGGTGTGGGCGGGCCAGGGAGATAGACCTGCCCTTGTGTGGGCTTTGGTTTTGGTATGGGCTTTGGCGCTGCTGGCACTACGGAACAATTCACCGCGAACTCCCCGAAGGCGTCCGCACCGTGGCTGTTCTCGTCGTGCAGCGGTGTTGTGTACGTCTGCATACTGTCGTTCCAGCGACGGCAATATCTGCGCATGCGAGATAAGCCGACCTGAACGCGTGATGTGTTATTGAAATGCACCACTGGCAAAATGCGCCGCGATGCGTTGATACGTTCTGCGGGGCCTAGCTGCGCGCCCACGTGAATGGGCTTCACTCCAAGCCCCATGAGCGTCAATGCGCGTGTTCTTGCGCCAGCGCCCCACTCTCGGTTCTTTACGTCATGTGGGAGGAAGTGTTGTCCATATCTGTAGGCAACTGGTCGGCCAGCCTCTAGCAGACCCTCAACGCGCTCCTGCAAGTCCGGGATCATCTCTGGCAGGGCGAAACGAACGATCTGCTCTGCGCCCTCGCCGCTCACCTCGTAATAGTCAATGGCATAAACATTCACGCCGTCATTTTGCATGAACCAGATTGCCGTATAGTCATCAACGCCGATGTCCCAAGCCGTATCGACCGGCAGGCTGGGGTTATACGGAAAGTCACCAATGCGGCCCTCACGCTCGGACACCGCAAGGTGCTTGGCGTAGTAAGCACCCTCGGTGACAATCTCATAACCACCGCCCCATACATGCTCGGCCTGCTCAGGCTCGTGTGCGTAGTCGTGGTCCTTCTCTCGCTTCAGGACTTCGGGGAACCACGGGTTATCATGCCAGTTAACCGACACAACAACTGCGTCACTCGGTCGGCCAGAGCCACGAAAGAACGCATCCACAGGATCGTTGTCATGACGCGGGTTCCATGAAAACCATATCTCGGAACCATCCTTACGGATTGTAGGGCGCAGCATCTTGAGCGACTGGGCAGAGAACGTCTGGGCTTCCTCAACCCACGCGATGTCAAAATCTTCCAGAGACTTGATGTTGTCAGCGTTGTAAGCCTGCATGCCCTTGAAGATGATAAAGGAGCCGTTTGGCCCCCTGATTTCATTCTCCAGCACTACGAAATCTTTGTTCAGCCCCAGCTTGGCGATCTTGTCCACGATCAACTGGCGGACAGAATCCTTAATCGAGTTTTGAACCTCACGGATACAAACAGCGCGGGTCTTGCTCGCAAAACACCTAATGACAAGCTGCTCGGCAAAGAAGTGAGACTTTGCGCCGCCTCGACCTCCGTATGCTCCCTTGTATCGTGACGGCTTTAGCAGCGGGGCCAAAGCACGTGGAACCTCAGCCTCTAGGATCGACAATTTTGATATGGATTGCTGTTGGCTTGCCGTCGCCGTCGTCAGGCCCGACAACCGTCATAGGCAACACCTTGCCCAGGAGCCCACAGAACGCCTTTTGATCTTCCTTAGCCACCCGCTCAAGATAGCCCTGAAGCCCGCCAGCGCCGTTGCTGTCAGCTCCCACAGCAGCGCCAGCCAATAGGATTGCATCCTTTAGTGCGCCAGTTGTTTTGTTGGGGACACCAGCCTTGCGGCCCTTGCCTGCGTTCGGTGGCTTCCTAGTAGACTTCTCTACTTTGCTAGGCGATGTCATGTTGTCCTGTCCCACTCGGTTTGAGCGTTATGGGTTATCTGCTCAGCATGTTGCCGACATTCACAAGGAAGCCGACCACTCTGTTTAATACCTCGGTGATAGGTCCGGATGTGCCAGTACTAAAGGCCACATCAGGCCCCTCGGTTATGTCTGCCGAGCCACTCACGCTCGGTATCTCGTGTGTGCCCGATGCTGACGCTATGTCGTCACCCTCAGCGATCGAACCCGCCCCTAGGATGGTCAGCGTTCCCGCTCCTGCCGGTATGTCACTTGTCTCGGTGATGCCAGCAGCGCCGGATATCGTCAGAAGACCGCTTGCGCTCGCTGTGTCGGGGCTTTCCGTGATGCTTGCAGCACCCTCGGCAATCTCGACCCCAACACCGTTGGCTAGGTCTGCATCCTCTGTGATGATTGCTTGGCCGTTGAATTCTTGTGTGCCCGATGCGCTGGGTATATCCGCGCCTTCGGTTATGTCTGCTGTGCCTTCCAGCGTCTCGGTGCCAGAGCCAGCCATTGTGTCGGCATCTTCGGTAATCGACGCCGTGCCGGTGAATTCTTCTAGGCCACTTGCAGCAGCTAGGTCTTCGCCTTCCGTAATCCCCGCTGTGCCGCTGATGGCGCTATTGGGCACATACTCAATGACAATAAGGCCACCACCGCTGACGGCTGAATTAGCACCTGAACCCGCGCCGTATGAGCCGCCCGCCGCACCAAAGCCACCACCGCCGCCCGATCCATGTGTCGCGTCGAACTCAGTACCAGCACCGCCAGCCACCGAACTCGCGCCGCCAGAACCGCCAAAACCACCGCCGCCGTCGCCGCCCGTCGTGCCGGAAGCATCCGCGCCGTCCCCATTCGGACCGCCTGCCCCGCCACCGCCACCGCCATCGCCACCGCCATAGCCGCCCGAATACTTAACGTCACCGATAGAGCTTGATGCAAGGCCCGGACCGATATTGTCGCCTGCCGCCGCCATCAGTATGTACGGGGCTTGGAACCATGTATCCGACTCAGCCACAATTTGGTACGAGATAGATGCGCCAACCGTGAGCGCCATATCGTCGTTTCTGGCGTAAGCCCCGCCGCCACAGCCATAGCCTAAGTTGTAAGGATCAGCGCCGCCGTCGCCAATAACGTGGATGCGACTACCTGCCGAAACCCAGTCATCCGGCACTATCCAGCTAGAGCCTGACGTGAGGAATATCAGCGTCGGTGTAGCACCAAGCCCCGTGCCATTCGGCATGTCGGAGCCTTCGGTGATCGCCCCCGCACCAGTGGCCGGAACATAAGTCGCGCCGCTACCACTTGCGGTGTCAGCGCCTTCAGTGACCGCGACCGAGCCGATGAACTTCTGTTTGCCAGACCCGGAAGCAGTATCACTCGCCTCCGTAGATGATCCAGATCCAATGAACTTTTCAACACCACTACCAGAGGCAGTGTCGTTGGATTCAGTCGAAGCCCCAGAGCCTGTAGCCGGAGGCGTCCATGTGTGGGTGACGGTTGTGTAGTCAGATCGCGACGATAGCCCAGCCGCAGAATATAGAAGAGCTTCTTCGCCGGAGAATAACCCTGTATTAGACCCATAAGCAGAGATGGCAGTCGGAGATCGGTCATACGCACCCTGATTGTGGATGACATATTGCAGCCAATTTGGCGCAATTCCATTGCCAGCACCAAGGTCTATTGTAATCCAGCTATTTGCTGCGTAGCCATAGTTCGTGTCCCAATATGTGGAACCACTGCTATCAAATACTTTCCATGCTTCATATGTCGCACTATACGCATTGCTAACCGAGGCGACGTTCGGCGACGGGGCCGAATTAGATGTCATATTCGGCGGATAGGTTGTACTCCCCCCGTCGTTCGACCATCGGACATCGTAGTAGCCAGCAAGTGTGCTGTAGGTATTGGCGTTGAAAAGACGTAAATACCTATAGGTCGTCATGGCTTAATGCCTAGTTCCCAGATGTAATCGTATAGCTCGTTACACTCACCGTCGCACCTGCCACAATCGACGTGGTGTTTAGGTTCAAGTCTGCCCCCGATGTCCCCACCGAAAAGTCGGCCTTGCGCGTACCGCCAGATGTCGTCAGCGTGCCCCACGCTGCCGCGCCGGTCGCATTGGCGCTCGTATCAGGTGAAATGCTGTTCAGCGTCAGGACGCCACCAGATGCCGCCGCAGCAGCCGTTGACGACAAGGCCAGCTCGGCGAGCATTACCTGCGCACCAAGCGCCGTGTCCGCGTCCGTCGGCTGCGTGCCGCTGTAAATCCGCATCAGCCCGCTCGTACCGATAGCTGTGGTGTATTTGGCGTCCAGCCCAGCGTTCTTTGCTGTTGCTGCAACCTTCAAATTGCTCGCCATGTCTTACCTCAGAAATTCAATGGTCTGACCGGCTTCAATAGCGGTCGGGATGCTGACGAAATCCACATTGCCGTCGCCGTAACGCGACTTGATCTGCGCCGTGACCTTGCCCAACAAGTCGGTCACATCATCTGCTGTGCAATGCTTCACAAAGCCGTCGGGGTATTCGCAGCGGATCAACCCGCTATCGTCAAAGCCCGCAATCGTCACCACGTTCAAACCGGCAGGCAGAACATCAGCTTGCGGTGCGCTACCCGCAGGTAGAACCAGTCCAGAACCTTGCGTACCCATCAAGCCACCGCCTTTCGCATCGCATCCAGTTTAGTATCAAGTTCGAGTTGCGTGGCCTCAGCCTTGGCGTTTGCATCTTTGGCAGCGGCCATCATCGCTTGGGCCTGCGCCTGCAAGCCGGTGACTGATTTTTCACGGGCGAGAACACTTGCCTCGCGCGCGGCTATGTCGGCCTCGCGCTTCTGAGACTCGACTGTCCACGCTTGCTTTCCAGCAGCGTAGGCCTGTTCCATCTTCACAAGATTGGCCTCGCGCACAGCTAACGCGTTGGCGTCACTTTCAATCCGCGCCAAAACATCAGCGCTCTCAGCATTAGCTACCTTGCTCTTCTCGATAACAGCCAAGGCATCTGATTGCGCCTTGTCGCTATCCTTGATGAGCCTCTTCAAAGCATCCAACTTCCCTTGGAAATCATCAGCATTCCTGAATAAATCCAATAGAAGTCCCAACTCTGCGAGTGATCCCGCAGAGGGTGTGCTAACATTGCCAATCATTTCTGGGCCTATGTGTTCGTAATAACGGCGATCTTGTGGCCGGGTGAGACTTTGAAATATTCCGTCGCCCCAGCTGCTACCCGCTGCGTTGATGTTGTTGCCACGGGGTTAACCCCGAATGCCACAGAGCAAATTGCATCCGAATGAAGCCGGACAAATTTTGTAACTGCATTGAAGGCCGAGCTCTGGACAGTCGATCCACCAATAGCGACAATCTGCGTCGTTACGCACGGCTCGAATGCCACAGGGATAATCATTCCAGGCACATCACGTGCCAAATCGGAATATTCAGTGATGTAAACCTTAGCCATTGGGTGCTTCCTTAGCCTCCGTGCTATATTTCAAGGCGCGGGTCTGCTCTGCGTGGTCCAAGATCCATTGACCAGCGCGTTCGTTCTTGTCGGTGATTTGTTGTTTAGCTTTGGCGAAATTGATGATCTGGGCAGTCACTTATCTGCCTTCTGGTCCAGCTTGTTCTCAATGCGATTGAGCGTATAGCCCGCCGATTTGACCTGCTCTTCAATCCGCGCCATGCGCTCTGAAAGCTCGAAGGTCTTGGGGGCCGCTGCTTCCAGTGAGGCCACACGAGCGTCTAGGTTTGAACCCCACCACGCGAAGGCCATGATCTGCGCCAGAAGCATAGCGATGAGGCTGATCGGCACGCGCTTATCGAGGTGCCAGCCCTCGCCTATCGGCTGGTTATCGGACAATCACTCGACTCCCACGATGCGTCGGGGCACTCTGCATACAGCCATAGGTCCGGTCCTTGTCGGGCTTGTGGTCAGTCGGTCGGCTGCTGAAACAGCCGGATGGATGGTGCCCTCAGTCTTAGGACTGGGGGCGCTGCTCTCGACGGGCGAGGCCCCAGCAGAACCATAGCGGGCTATGCTGGGGCTTTGATTATGCGGTCTGTTTTTCGGGCGACGGAGCGACTGTGACAGGCACACCACATCCGCGATTATCGATCTTGTCGATTGTGGCCCCGGCATCGTTCATCACAAATGCACGGGAGAACCCGCAATGATGAGTGCCAACGCCATTTTCGTTGGGGATCACGATTTCGCGCGAGCCGTCGGGAAACCCGACAACGCTATACTGTCGCGCCTCATAGACGCGCGTTGTCATGAGTGGCGTAGTGTCGTTGGGGTATTCAAACTTGATTGTGAACATGGTCTTCGTCCTTCTTCTGCTGCTATGCGCTCGTTGACCGGAGCGCGTCGGGTATGGCTCAATAGAAAAACCCGCCTGAGGCGCATCGTTGAGAGGCGTGGCGGGTGTTGTTGTCTTCCGCGCCGTTAACGCGGGGATATCTCGGCACCTTGGCGACCTCAAGGGGCCGCTCTTTGAATTTCTGGGTTACTAAAGCCCCCCATTGCCGCTGGCAACAGGATCATTAAGCCCTTTGGGGTCGAACCGCTCCAGTAGTTCCGCATTCTCAAGCAACTCAGCGGGTCCAAGCTTAGTTCGCCTACACGCCATATAGGGCGCTGATTTGCCAAAAGGCTACCATAGATTGAATCGCCTGCCAACAATTAAATTGCCTGCAATTGATCTGCGCGAAATTCAATTGGGACCAATCGACCAAACAGATCAGCCAGCGCAATCACAATGTCGCCGTCGTCGCTTTCAATGCTGATATTGAGGCCGGAGAACGGGCTGCTTGAGTCCGGCCTGACCGCCTGCCCCTTCGCAAATCGCTTACGGCGAAGCACCAAATCTCGGTGATCCATGATACCATTGCTGTCTGCAAGGGCCATCATGGCCTCCATGGCGCGGGTCGGGATAACGCAAGGATGGTCGCCAGCGTAAAGCACAGTCGAGACGCCCCGTGCATTGTTGGCATCCCATAGCCCCTGCCCCTTACGAGCGCCTAGGAACACGTAGCGAGGGTAAAGCGGCACATCTTCCCATTCGATGACAAACTGCCCCGGACGACCTCTGACGGGCTTCCTGCGCCTCACACGCTCCATAGGCAGGAACGTGGCATAGTTGGCCTCTCTCAATGATTGATCGGCCTTCAATTCTTCGCTCGGCCCCGTGAAGGCTGCGTACCAGCGTTCTACTGTGTCGGCTGTCATTGTTTGGCCTCCCAAAACATCATCGGATTGCAGATGGCCCCGTCATCAGGTCGCCAGATGTACCAAGCGTGATCTTCGGTGCCGGTCGTCGCGCCTTCGAACCATTGAATGCGGTCAAGCAAGGCGACCTTGCCGTAGAAACGCGGGTTTTTACGAAACAAGTGGGTGCGCGTTTTGCCACTGTCGAACTTGGCCGTCAGCAGGAGCGCCACCCACCCCTTGCATAAGCCGAGCGCGTTCTCGGCAAATGTCACGGCCTGTCGGTTGCCTTTGCCGTATGGCGGGTTTGTGATAATGGCATCCGCATCTGGACCATCGGGCAGGCCGGACAGGAAGTCATAGATAAACATCTGCGGTCGGTCATAGTGAACGATGTCGCTCGTCGTCACATACGCGCGGTGCTTTACAAGAACGTCCGCTATGCGATGATTCCCAGCGGCGGGTTCCCAGACGGTCCAGCCACCAATGTCTGGTATGACGCGCAACAATGCTTCCGTTGCCCACGGTTCGGTTTGGTAGAGTTCGTTTGCCTTGCGCTCGAAATTTGATGCAACGACGGTCATGTCTTCGCCTCTCTGGCTGCGGAGTTGGTGAAACGGGTGGCGTCGGAAATGCCGACATCATCAGAAATTGGAGCGTCGGCTTCGGGGCACTGACGCGCTCTAAGTGCCCTGCAAATTTCCCGCGTGATTTGCTCGCCAGTCATTTGCCATCGGATTGCATCAATCGCATCCTCCATCACAAGTGAACCGGCGCGCGGCACTCCAAGCGCCCTGCATATGGCCTGCAACTCTTCGCGCCAAAGGATGTGAATAGCCGCGTCCGGCAGACAGCTTTTCCGCCTGTCGTTCCATCCGCATACCTTCCAATCCGTGCGACACTCCACATGCCCCTTGCGCTCAGCTTTGGGGTACACCCAAACAATGGCCCGCGATGCCTGTTCAGGGGGATAAACGTCATCACTGTGATGCGATTGCGTCAAAAACTTCTCGTGGATCGCGGCATAGACCCGATGTGCCACGCCTTGCATGGCTTTGATTTGATCCGGCAAGCGGTCCAGCTTGTCTTTCTCTGACTTAATCTCAACCGCCGCTATTTCAGACAGGCCCACGGCGAGAACGTCGATCCTATTGCCAAAACCACAGGCATTGATTTCGTGAATGATCCGGCAGTTTGGGATCATCTGACGCAAATGCTCCACCACGGGGCCGCGAATTTCAGCCTCAGCTTCGCTTCTATATGCTGGCATTAGCTATCTCTTCCCGCGTCATGGCTGGCTTGATGGCGGACAAGAACGCGTCGTATATCGGGAAGCCTGTCGTCATGGCTTGGCCTGTAGGGCTGCGAGCGCAATGGACTGGCACTCGTCAAAAAGTTCCTCCCAATACCCGCTATTCAGACCGGCAATTTTAGTCAGCGCGGCCCGCAATGCGTCTATTTCAAGATACTGCGCCGATATGATTGCGCCGCCTTCAGCCTGCAAAGCATCAAGCCGCTCTATCTCTTCTTGCTGGCGGGTGAGGAGGGCGAGAACCGATGCAAGGTCGTCGGCATAAATTGACTGATGCATGGTTCGTGCAAACTTCTCACGACGCGTCACCATCGCCACAACTCGCTCGCACATAGCCTGTGTCTCGGTATGTGTCATGCCGATTTCCTCTTTGAGAAGCCGCCCATCGTGCCGGTCATCAGGGCTTGAACATTTGATATATACTCAGCCGACTCCATCGGCGCATTCTGGACACCGTGAAGCTCCTTACACCCACGGCACATACGATTATTTATTCCTGAAGAGACAAAATCCTTTTCACACGAAAGGCATTTTCGGACGCTAGCGCCAACCGGCAGTACATCATCCGCAAACCTCCAGACACCGAAATTCTGGTCATACATCACCGTGTCAGCGACCCGCCATCCGTGCATCGGGTGTTTAATCCCGATCATTTTCTTTCCCGATCCCTTACCCTCGGCACGCTCAAAATGAAGAACGCCTTTAATTTCCAAGGCCGTCATTTTCGAGCTGTAGTTAGCCTCATGTCCCCCAAGGCTTTTTGACATATCAAATCGATCTGGCGCACAGCCGGTTCTTTCCATGAACTGGTAAATGAAGTCGATCAACTCGCTCTGTTTTTCCGAAAACCCAGAATATTGAGCCGCGCTCATATCCCTACTCCGCTGCTAGTTGGCTGGCCTGACGGTTGCGCCTCTGCACCCGTGCTTTGACCGTGAATTTAATCTGGTGCATCCGTTCCGTGATCCGTGCCGCCGTGTCCTGATAGGTCTTACGTTCGCCTTCGAGGAACGTGTATTCCTCTATCTCGCTAGTGGAGGCGTAGGCCATCCATGCAGGGGTCATGCTGCATCGTCCGGACGCGGAAAGGTGCCTTTCACCAACGCCCTCACGCGGGCGATTTCCTCTGGTGAGCGCGACGGGTGTGCGGGTTTGTGGTCCGGTCCACGCTCAAGCCTCGACACGGCACGGCGGCGTTCCTCCAGAAGAGGCTTGGCAATGGCGAGCAAGTCGCCAGAGCGCGGGAAAAACTTTGCCTCCGGATCGCGCCGGTACTGACGGATTGCCTCGTCCAGAATATCGGGCGGCAACTCGCCAAGGTCTTCGATGAAATCCACGTAGAGTTCGCGCGCCTGTGCCTCGCTGAAATCAGGCCTCCAGTAATGCGCCTGTAGCCGCATGAGCGACGTTGCGACGTATTCCGGTCCCGAAGTCCACAGCGCACGCTTGAGGCCCTGTAGCACCTCCTGACGGACCTGTGGGCTAGTCGGCAATTCAGGGATGCCGGAAAGCCTACCCGCGCATTGCTGCCACCGCGCTAGCGATTCCGGCAATGTGGTTATCGCGGGAGATTTGATCGCGGGTTTTGTGGTGAGTTCGTTCATCGGTCCGGCCCTCCGGCATGGGTTTCAGGCGATTGGCTTTGGCGTCGGCAACGGCGGGTTCAAAGTATTTCCATCCACGAATTGCTTTGGGTCCGGCCCGTGCGGAAACCGTCTTCACGGTCGGAAGCACGTCCAGTTCCCAGTCGCAACCAGACGCCACCCATGCAAGCGGGCGCGTGAGGTCGCTCAAGGCAAACGATTGGTCGTTCAGGCAGGCCCCAGCAGCCGCACGAAGGTCCGCCTCCATGCGATTAAACCGCTCGCGCTTAGCATCCTTAGTATCTAACGGTTCTAGTGACGGTTCTGGTGCGGCAGATTTCGCCGCTGGCTGGCGACGTTTCTTGCCGCTGGCGAGATTTGCCGCTGGCGAGATTTGCCGCTGGATGGTGAAGGCATCTGAAGTGAATGAACCGTTCGGGCGGCGGCGTTGATCGCGCTTGATCCACCCATCGGCCTCAAGCTGCGCGATATGCGCCCTGACGCTTCTCTCGCTCTGCCCTGTGTCCAAGGCCAACCGGCTCTGGCTCGGATAGCAATAGTCATTCTCGTCCGCATAGTTTGCGAGCGCGACAAGAACAAACTTTGCCGCAGACGGATACACCGCCTGTTTTAAAGCCCAGTCGATTAGCCCAATGCTCATGCCTGTAATATACTCCGTATGCGGTCGTAAGTGAATCGAGAAAGCGCGTTTAGTGCCCGTTTTTATTGGGTTTTAGAGCGATTTATGTTACCATCTGCAAGTCAGATTTGATGATGATGCGACCACCTTTTTCCACCACCGGGCGGGCCTTCGCTTTGATGCCGCGACTAGCCCAAAATGAATTGATGATGGCCGCTTGCCTGCGAGCCTTAACGACAACAGGAATATCCGGCAGAGGAATACGGCGAACCGGCTTTGCCACTGAATCGACCGGAGCGCGGTCAAATGGATCATAGGGGCCATACACATGGCCTTTGTTGGCAACGGGCCACTCGCCAGTCTCGGTAATGATCCGCTCTACCTTACGTACGGCATGAATAACTGTGGTGTGGTCGCGCTTGAAAATCCGCCCAATGTGAGGGAGCGAGAAGTGCAACTCTGTTCTAATACGCCACATGGCCTCCATGCGAGCGTAAGCCACGGGCCGGTCCCTGCGCTCTCCCTGCATGGCAGAAAACTTTACTTGATGGTGCATGGCGGTTTCGAGGATTATCCGCGCGACCTTCTGATTGGGCGTCATTTGCCCACCAGCGCATTCACAAGCCGCTTGTACTTCACAGTCCGCTTGCCATAGACAAACGCTCC